ATGTCGGACTACCTTGCTCTTCCGAGATAGGCAAAAGATTCCTTGTAAGATTTTGAGGTGTGCAAACCGTGCAACTTGCACACTTAGGAGAGCGAAGCACAAAGGTAGTGTGCAAAAATATATCCCCTCTCTCTTTAGAGAGGGGTATTTTGCACACCCTTTTTGCACACCGCGTGCAAATGTGCAAATGATGATGTTTTGCACACTTGCACACCCACTGTGCAAGGTGTGCAAATATATATATGTTTGCACACTTGCACACTTGCACACTGTATAGAGATTAGGCATTCGGCCCCCTCCTATAGAGATCGTCTGCCTTGGCCAGCTTGCGGTTCTCTACCATCTTCGCTACGGCGGCACGCAGCGTGCCCTCGGATGCGTCTGTCACCTTGGGGGATTTATCTGAGGCCAGCCAATTACCCAATCGGCGTGTGATTGCCCGCAGGCCCTCGCCGTCGGCTGGGATGGCGCTGATGAAGTCATGCAGGTTCATGGTGGCGATCCTCACAGGTTTTGAGACTTTGGGCTCCCTCAGCTTCTCGGGCTCATTGGCAGGTTTCTCAGCCTCAACCGGTGGCTCGATCTGCTCCCAGAAGATGGCGCCGTTAACCGCATGCCGGAGCCAGAGCGTCTGCGTGAATTCGCCATTGGGATGCTGCGCCCAGGCGCGCTTGCCGCGTTTGGACAGCACGAGTTTGAACGCGGTGTCGCCGACGGGCTGTAGGATCATGATCGCCCGGGCCCAGTTCACGAGTTCAGAGGCGCCGAGGCCCGCATAAGCCTGGTCGTAGATCGTCGGCGCTGGCCCACGGTGATCGCTGCGCACGGGCTTGCCGGTGTGATGCGCGGAGATCAGCACGGCACCGGTCTCCCTGAGCACCGGATCCAGCCAGACCCGGCAGAACAATGTCGCCTGATCATTCATGCCGACGTTAATCCCGGCGAAGGAAAGGAGAGGATCAACCAAAACAACCTCAGCCCGGAAGGCGATGATCTCTTTACGCAACCACTGGCAGAACCGCTGACCGATCAATCCGGAGACTGACAGGACTTTAACGTTCTGAGCGACGAGTTCGGAGGCCTTGTCGAAAGGTCCCAGCTTTAGTCCGGACTCAATTCCTTTGGCCATTTCCGCGATGTCACCTTTGTCATTCTCAGCCTGGACGATCAGGACCCTAAGCGGCCGCATTGGGGCAACACCCCAGGCGTCGCGGCCGGCGGCGAAGCTGATGCCGAGCTGCAGCATCAACGATGACTTGCCGACTCCTGAGGGTCCGATCAGCCAGGCGCCGTGCCCGCGGCACAGGTAACGCGTGGTCTTACCGTCTTTTACTCCAATGATGTTGTTCATATCGTGTTCGGTGTCGAAATCCAGAAGCTCTTGCCAGCCGGTGGCCTCGCTGATGCCTGAGGCCTGGGGATCATCAATCAACTTCGCCAGATCCGAGTGCACGGAGAACAGCAGGTCCTCGATAGGGCCATGGTAATCGTAGACCCTGCCGACGACGTCGACGCAGGTCTGAACGATTGACCGCAGGCGATGCTTCTCGGCAACGGTCGCCACGTAGTAGGAAAGGTTCGAAGTCGACGGAACCAAGGATTCCAGCGAAGCCAGGTATTCAAGCCCGCCGGCGTCGTCAAGCTTCCCGGCGTCCCTGAGCGCGCGCTGCAACGTGATGACGTCAACGCCCTGAAGATCGTCGTAGAGCTTGAGGAGCGCCGGGAAAATGATCTGATGGCGGACATCGTAGAAGGCTTGGCGGACGAGCTTCTCACGGATCAACGGGATGCTGACCGCGGGGGCCAGCAGCATACAGCCTAATACGCCTTGCTCGCATTCCATGGCATGCGGCGGCAACCGATCTCCTGACTGACGTTTGTGTCCGTTGTTCATTTGTGCAATCGTTCGAATAGCGTCACAAATGCGAGGGCGGCCGTAGCGGGATAGACGCCGTTGCCGAGCAACCGCAATCGGTCCACATTGGAGGCACGTCCATTAACGCCTCCACCCAATCCGCGTTCAGTTTTGATGACTCTTGGCGGTTCCCACTCGTGTTGCTGTTCTCCGGGTCTGGCGACGAAGTCGGGCCAGAACCATGGACGACGTTCGGCAGGCAATTGGGGTGACCTTCGCCCTTCCAATCCCGGTTCCGAGGCGTCGGCCTGGCCGACGCCGCTTCGCCCGCCAATGTCTTCCCGTGGGTCTTCCCGTGAGAAGGTGTGTTCCTTGTTGTGCGATTCTCGGAGTCGCTCGATCGAGGAGTTGGCCTGGCCAACTCCTTCGCCTGACCCGTCAGGTTCGGACGTTCCAGACCCCTCGTGCCGCGGTCGCGTTGATACTGCCCCCGCTCGTCGGCTTTCGGGGTCTTCCAATTCCCGAACTGCACCATCTGATCTGTGAGGTTGATCTGTCGACCCTGCTCCTTCCGTTTGTCTGGATGAGAGCCGAGCCCTCGGGCCTGATTCTCGCTCATCGCTCCCGGCGTTCTCCAGTCCAGTGCATCCTTGAAGCTCTTCGGGGTGTTGACCTTGTTGCTGCCGGTGTTCGGTGCCATCGGCGCCAGGTCCGGAGTCGGCCAATTCACCTGCTCCACCAGCGACGGCCAGAAATCTTCCCGAGTTGAACCGTTCAGCCAGTTCGCGCAAGGCGTCGTCCAGGCATCCTTCTGCATCCTGTCTTTTGGCGACGATGAAGACCCTTTTGCGATTCTGGGGCGCACCAACTTCAGCCGCCGAGAATATTCCCCACGTTGGTTCGCCACGGCTGTTCTCCACTCGGTATCCGAGCAAAGCCAATTCGGTAAGGACTTCACGCAGTCCGAGGCTGACGTGGCCTTCCACATTTTCAAGGAAGACGTATCGGGGTCGAATAATCTCAATTGCCCGCCGCACAAAGGGCCACAGATGTCGCGGGTCGTCGGCACCGCCTCGTCTGCCGGCAGAACTGAACGGCTGGCAAGGATAGCTCGCGATAAAGATATCAACCAGGTCTCGAAAGAGTTCGCATGGGAAGGTTTTAACGTCCGACCAAACAGGAAATTCACAAAGCCGCCCGCCTTCAATTTTTGAGACCAGATTCGCGACTGCGTAACCTTCGATCTCACAAGCAGCGATGACGCGCAGGCCTGGCAGAACTCTGCGGAGTCCGAGATGATTCCCTCCGTAGCCAAAACACCACTCAACTGCTGTAATGGCTTTGGGATTATCCACACGAGGCAATCTCCTTATCCACCATGGCGAGAATGGCTTTGAATTTGGTGTTGATTTTTCGGCGCAGACGGCGAAGGGCTTTGAGGGCGGGCCTAATTCGCGTTACGGGAATTCTCGTAACGGCTTTCTTTGTTCCCCTCTTCATCCACCTGACCTGCGCCTTGATCGCAATCAGATGCCGCGTTGAAATCTTCGGATTCAACTTAGGCCGCCACTGACTTTCATCAGGCAACTCGCTGCCGTGGTTGCTGGGAATGACCCCGAGCAAAAACAGGGCGAAGTGCGAGAACTTGCCGTCCGCACTTCGAAGTGAATCAATTAAATTGTCGTCGATTAAGGGCACTTGTAATGGTTCAACCGTCCGTGGTTCAGCTCGTCGTCGCAGCACCTCCTTTCTTTCTGGCCGCGCGCTCCCGTTGAATCCTGCGCACATGAAGGACGTAGGGATCAACGGCGGACTTCGGCGGCATCTTCGCCCAGCCCATTTGGACGGCGAGGGCAACGAGTTCGCGGGATTGTTCGGGCGTGGGTTTCATTTATCGAGTCGTGCATCTCTGATTGCGGCCACGATGCAGAAATAGAGAGCCATAAAAGCGGTGATAATCGCGTAATAATACTTACCCGCTTCCACGGCAAAACCGCAAAGCATCGCGACGAACATGCAAATGCAAAATATCACGCTCCCCCTTTCACCAACCTCAAAAACTGCTCAAGGGTCTCCACCACATACACGACATGCCCCAGCCCCATCATCTCCATCTCCCACGCGAGTTGCTCCGCGCTCAGCTTCCCACCGACCTTTTTGCATTCCACACAGAGCACTCCGCCGGGCATGAAGATCGTGAAGTCCTGACAGCCGACGGCAATAGTCGAACGTCGATCCGTGCGCGCGTGAATGAACTTCCAGCGCGGCCATTGAGACTCGCAATGCGCGATGATCTTCTCGTGCAACTTCACCTCAGGCTGGCGAGCTTCGCGTGCCAGTTCCTGGTCGCCTTCGCTCGTCTGGCGATTCGCGTTGCATCGGGCCTGCATGGCTTCGAATTGGGATGGGGAGATCATTTTATGGCGCGATTATCCCTTGACGACAGGTAATCATTTTGATACAGTTTTTGCATGAGTTACACGTTAAAGGACTTCCAACACCAGTTCCCCGATAACAGGGCTTGCTTGGACTTTTTGTTTGCTACGCGCTGGCCGAACGGCGGCAAGTGCGATGAGTGCGGGAAGAAGGATTGCTTTTATGCAATTGAGAAACGCCGCTCCTATTCCTGTTCGTGGTGCGGCTTTCAGGTTTACCCAACGGCTGGCACGATCTTTCACAAGTCCACGACTTCGCTGGTGTCGTGGTTCTTTGCCATTTTCCTCATGTCCACCAGCCGCAACGGAGTGGCCGCTACTGAACTGCAAAGGCAGCTTGGCGTGACTTACAAGACCGCGTGGCGCATGGCTCATGAAATCCGCAAGCTGATGGAGGACGGGCCTGTTAAGTTCGCTGGCGTCTGTGAAGCGGACGAAACCTACGTTGGCGGAAAACGGCCCGGCAAGCGTGGCCGTGGCGCGGCTGGCAAGACTGCCGTGGTTGGCGTGGCGAATCGACGGGGCGGTGTCCAAGCGAAGGTTGTTGGCGCGGTCAATACCGCCAACGTCATTGCCCATATCCGCGAGACGGTTGAACCGGGCGCGACGATCCACACTGACGAAGCGCATCACTACAACTACGTCAAGCCGCTTGGATTCAGTCACGAAGCCGTCAACCATGCCCGCAAGGAATACGTTCGCGCCCGGTGTCACACCAACACCATTGAAGGTTTCTGGTCGCAACTGAAACGGTCTATTGACGGCACGCATCATCATGTCAGTCCGAAGTATTTGCAGGCTTACGTGAACGAGTTCGCTTTCCGCTACTCGAACCGCTACGTCGGCGAGACTTCTTCGATGTTTGAGTTGATGGCTGGCCGGACGGGCGACTTGCTTTCCGAAGCAGCTTGAAGAATCGTGATTTGTTGGTTTTCATGGTGCGATATTCCACCTTGCCATTGTGTTTTGCCAGCAATCATGAATCCACCTGAGCGCACCTTGCGTTAGTGGTTGCTTTGGCTGGAAACACTTTTTAACCCACCACGCTTTCCAAGCAAATTGATCGTTTGGGTGTGGTTCATCAGGGTATTTGTTCAATGGTAAATCGTTCATAGATTCAAGATGTTGCACAGCCGCATCCGCCCCATTCGTTTTTATCAAACTCGCCAGTTGCTACGCGGTCGCGAAACGCCAGCAGCGTAAGCGGCTTGACCGTCCCGCCCCGCCGGTCGCGTAGTATCGCAACGTCTTTGCCTAAAAACTCACGCATCGCCTGTTCTTCGGCTTCGTGGTAGGCGTAGGTTTCCGGGCGCACTTTCAGCAGGTGCGCGAAATGCGCCTGGCCTGCCTTAACGCAGAACCCTCCACAGTTGTTGTGCGGGAATCCCTCCTTGTAGAGTTGAGGCGGCTCAATCCCGAACCGGGATTTGATTTCCGACTGCATCTTGCACTTGTCCCACAACGGCGCGGCCAACATCGGCGCGGCCACAGCAAACGGAGCATAGATGCCAGCCATGTTTTCCAGCCGGTTCGCTTCGCTGAAATCCATACCGAATAGAATGGTGGAATCCAGAGGCATGTAGTTGCCGAAAATGTGCTTTCTGAGAAGCTCCCGCTTTAGGATTCGAGAGCACATATCCGCCCGCGAATTGCCAATCATGTGCTCGTCTCGGAATACCTGCCACGGATTACGCCCCTCGCAGAGCCGCGTGATTTTGACGCCAAGCACGCGCTCAATATCGCCATTGAATCGGTGCAGGTCTTTGTCTTCCATGAGAACGTCAGCAAAGAGCCAATCAACGTTTTCAACGCCGTATTGCTCAATAGCGCGGACGCCAGCCCATGCGCTGCAAACTCCGCCAGAGTATTGAAGTAGATATTTCATCCCGCTATTATGTCATAGTTTGTTACGTGTCGCTAAGGGATAATCGCCTTTGCTAATGGGATCCCAATCGAACCATGCTCCCATGGATGAACCTGTCAGTGATTTATCCGTTCCTCCCTGAGCGTTTTTCTTTGGGCCTCGCGACCTGTGTTGCCGCCACCTGAATAATCCCTTGGTGGTCAGTTTCCATCTACCAACTCTAAGCATTATTGCGAACATGATTCATCCTCCTCTTCTTTGGACGGTTATTAAAACACTTGGGTTTGCTTCCGGCTCTACTAAACCCAAAATGCTCCTCCGCCTTAACCGGATCAGTGAAGACTTCCCCGCAATGGAAACACCGCCATGTGCGCGTTGATTGAACAGCGCGTCTGGCCATCACAAGCGGGTTATGGTGACATTGTTCAGCTGTGTGGCCAGTATCGTGACAGATCGTGCAGCCGAAACCTTCTTTGCCGCGTTGCTTCTTTGCGTCTCGCATAGCCTCGATCGCTTCGTCGTAATCACGATTCTCAAGCCCCGTCCTGTAAAGAACGCCTGACATATCCGGAAGACAAAACGCTTTACTCATGCTTTCCCCTTCAAAATATCTCGCGCCGCTTCGTTGAACGGATTCACGGCGGGCGGGTTCGCGTCATTGAAAGTCCAGTTGGGTTTAATGTCGGCCCAACTCCACGGTTCTTTGCCGTCAACGTGAAGGCTAAATGACGGGTTCAGAGTCGGCATTTCTGGATGGTGCAAAGATAGAAGTATCTTTTCCAGTTCAGCCGCGATGAACTGCTTTTCCTTTAGGCTGAACATTTCTCTTCCTCCTTTATGTTCAACTGCGCGGCGAGGGCTGCTTTGGCCTCTTCGGTTCCGCACTCAAGGGCAATGTCCAAATTGGAATCAGGAAACCCGGAGACTTTCCCGCAGTTATCGCAACGGTGAAGTCCGAACGAGGTGTGGCCACCACCCTTCAGTGGAAACACTTCCCAAAACCAAAGATTGGTTACCCCCCTTGAAATTTCACACGTGCATCTTCCAACCTTTTCCACGAACTGATCCGGTGCGGGGGTGGAGGAGAGGGCTTCGTGCGCGTTCATCATTTCTTCGTCATAAGAAGGCCCGGTGTAAGGGCCGGAATGATTTTGGCTTAGAATCCAAACGGCTTGATACGCCGGATTGGCGTGAACTATTTCCAACTTTTTAAGAAGCGACTCCAACACCGTCTTCATCCCCTCCGCTGATAGCTGCGCGGAGTGGAGTTGTTGGTTGAGAGAACGAACCAACTCATCGTTCTTGTTCGCCTGATCTCCTATGATCGCGTTGGCGACTTTGTTTGCTCCTTCCGCCTCCTGTCGCAACTCACGCTCCCGGTCGAGTGCCTGCTTGAGCTTCGTCAAGCCTACGTGGATCGCGCAGTATCTACACGGCACCTGATTGGTTTCATAGTCACAGCCGCACAACGATATTTTCCAGAACTCGTCTCCGCCGTTGGCTGCCAACGCGAGCCTATACGCTTCAAGCAACTTCTCCTCACTCAACGGCATCACCGCAGGATTAGGGTTGTTGGTGTTCATTGGAAGAAGTCCTCTGAAGCTTTCATCGGCTGGCCGCGCGTAATCAGTTCCAGTGTGCGAAGGCGCGATAGTGAATTATTGAAGCCGCCACTGGATGCATGGTAACCCGTGCGCTCGGCAACTGCTTCAGAGGTCAAGCCGTGCGGGTGCACTTCAATCAGCGCGCCGAGGATCGCTGACTCGCATTTGGCTAATCTGTTCAGCCAATGCAAGGCGAGCTCTTTACCAGTCGGCAACGGCTCGAACGCTCCCAGCGCCGTCAGCCCGCTGTCACTGATCTGCACGACCTGCCCGCGAGTGATAAAACCGGCACTCCGTAACTTGCTGAGTGAGTTATTAAACCCGCCGCTACCGACCGAATAGCCGGTCAGTATTGCGACTTGGGTAGTCGTGCGACCGTCGGGGTATTGCGCCAGCGCGGTCAAGATCGCGCGCTCGCAGCGGCCCAGCGATGAATCGCCATTGGAAGACTCCGGCACCCGTCGGCGGACGGCCGTCGCGCGGTCAACCTCGGGAAACGAAGTGGAACCCATAACCTGCCGCGGCTGTTGGAGCGGTGCCGGAATCTTTTCTTTAATCCTCATCAACTCAACGCCTATTCTGCACACATTGTCCAATTCAAGTCCGCAGGCATTCCGAGCATCTTCACACAAACGCACGGCCTCATTTATCAACTGCCGGTCATCGACCGTTAGAATCGAAACCTCTTTGAATTGGATGGTCGGTGTCTGTGACTTCAACTGTCGTTCGAGTTCGTTGATGCGCTTCTTCAGCAACGCGGGGTCATTCTCTTT